GTGTAACTTATATGTTACATAAAGCAGTTTATTAAACTGCTCGTATCCAACCGCATTTCAAGGAAACTCTGTGCGGCGCAGAGTACTGTCCAGCACCCACACCAACCGATATACCGAGGCTCCGATCAATTAGATCAGAGCTAAGGCGTATGCCCTTCCTGAAAGAAGGTGGTTGGTCTCGATGTTCTCTCAAGCCCTTACGGGTGGTGTAAGCTAAAAGCTCACGCCATCCTTTCGGGGCTGTACGAGAGACTGATCGGGCATAGGTCGTTTGGACCTCCATACACTGGTATCTCCGATTAAATCGGTACCTGATACCAGCAAGGAGGTTTAACTTCCTAGCGTCTGTGTGATGCAAACTACGGAACATAATTCCCACTGGAACGTCGTTGGTATACGGCGTCCGGCGGGTTTTCTGGATATCCTTCTCAAGGAGATCCGCTGTCTCGTAGTACCCAAGCTCCCTGAATCGATTAACATAATCGACCCAGGAAGCCCAGGTTTGGACTGGCAGTGACGGCACCCATCTGCGCTTAAAGCGCAGGGGCGTGACAACGACGCCATTATAGGCGTCGAGCCCACAGGACTCACGGAAGTGAGCCCCTGTACAGCACTTGGACTGGTTGAACATGAGTCCAACCGATTCAAGTAGCTGCATACACACACGGTAGTCTTCCGTGTGGAGTACGATGTCGTCACCGTAAACCCAAATCCTTTCGGCGGCCTGCCGAATATCATAGGATTTATATACCATCAGAGCGGCGCAAGACAGCGCCCAGAAACATAGCGCCTCAACAGGAAAGCATAAAGCTGATCCCATTGGAGCGAATTTGTTTAACTGGACTGTGTCGCCGTTCGGACATAGTGTCCGTGTTGAACGGCAGCTTTCCATACATTCCACCCAGTTTAAGGGGAAGAGTGTATGTACTAGCTGCTGCGATACACGATCACTAGCGTCCTTCATATCCAGGGTGACCTTTAGGCCGTCTCGCGACGAGCTTAAGGCTAGCTGCCTGTTAACCTCTTGATCGGCAAAGTTTACATGCCGTGAGGTTAGAGGGTGCTCCTCGATAGTGTCTACTAACAAGGTTTTCAAACCTTGCTGTATCCACTGTATTTCGAGGGGTTCCATGGATATCAACCGAGGACCCCTGGAGTCCTTCGGAACCAACACTACTTTCGCAGTAGGAGGTTCGGAAGCGATTTCCAGACCAGCGAGACCACGTGGACCCAACTCGTCGCATAAATGCGAATAGTTGAAGAACATATGGTCCGTGTACGGGTAAGTGCGATCAAGTTCTGGGTATATCCGCTTAAAAGTGGACTTTTCCCATGGCTTTTCGCCTGTAGACACCGCACCAGGTCCGTGCTTCGGAATAATCTTCCGAGGATCAGCATTGCACAAAACTCTCATGATAAGAGCTCGTGCTTGCTTCACCGCACGTCGTTGCTGTAAGTCAAGATCCCACGCTTTCTCAAGCGCAAGATCAGTGGCTTTAAACGAATCAATGGTTTTCACCACAGACCGTTGGTCGATCGGTAGCTCCAACTTGTAAAACAAGTAGAGCAACTGTCTCGCGTGCTTCAAGGCTAGCCCCGCACTTTCCTTGGCAGGAAGTGCGGAGCCATCAGTATCGAAGATACAACCCAATAGCCATCCCATGAAAATGGGTAGGTTAGATCCTCGCTTTTTTGCAAAAGCGGGGACCCGGAGGGGAGTATCACTTGCTAGAGCGGTGTCAATCGCTTTTGCAAGGGATGGAAGGGTCTTCGTCAAAAACGAAAGCCCTTCTTTATTAATGCGTTCAGAGACTGTTTGAAGGTCTCTGGCACACTCGATCTGATTCCTAGCAGGATATGCCCTGGCT